AAGAACAAACGAAACACCCTTTACCATCAAGCGCGTGCCCTGATGCTTACCCCAGACCACGTAATCACCAACCTTGCACCAAGGCTTGCGATAACGTCCGTGCGGGAAATAAGCGCCATCCGAGGGCTTTGCGTTGGGGTCTGTGTAGCACATAGGTCCAAGGGCTTTTACCTGACCTACGTTAGTAAGATACTTAACGTCTTCGGTGAATGAAGTCGGCAGAAAGATACCACCGACCTTCTGTTCCGGTTCAACGGGGCGAATCAAGATGTTCCAGCCAGTTACTACTGGAAGCGGATCAGGGTCAGGAACACTGTTAGGAGAAACCCAGTCTGTGCGGTTTGTTTCAAACTTTGGAAGCTGCATGTTATGAATCCTCTTCGTCTTGCGCAGTTAAATTGCGCTTGTTGTTGCGTCGCACTTCTTCAACAGCCTCACGCAAGGCAGCGACGTATCCTTGTGCGTGAGCAAGTTCTAGGGGGTCTCTTGACTTCATCAAAACCGATTCCATCTGTTGTTCAATCATCCGCATGAATAGCTTGGTTACGTTGTCATCAAGAGTACTGTCCCCTAATATATTACTTAGTCTTCTTTCCAGATACCTCATTATTCTTGGTTTTCTCCGACTTGCGTTTGGCTATGCTGCCTGCCAATTGTACGCCCATCTTCTTGGTCTCCATGTCACTTTTTCTGGAGTTCTGCTCTTTTTGGTCGTTGTGCTGGGCTTCTTTCATCAGGTTATCCAGACCCAACTGGACAGCTTGGAGTCCGTTTCGGAACTGTTCAACGTCTGCTTTGATACCCACTTCGCGGGACTTGAGCATGGCTTCAAAGCGGTCAATGTCAACCTTCTGGGCCTTGATGGCAAGGTCTGCAAGGTCTTTTGTCTTGACGTGTGCAACGCGCTGCTGTTCGGTCTGGGCTTTCATCATTTCGGCCTGAGCAATCATCTGCATCGGCTCGTTACCACCGAAGGATTCCGCAAGAGCCTTGTTGGCCTTGAGGACTTCCGCAGCCGCTTGTGCTTGAATCTGGGCCAGTACGTTCGGGTCCTGATTCGGAGACTGCTGTTGCTGATTCTGATTGACCATGCCGTTGATCTGCTCTTGCAACTGCATCAATTGGTGCTCACGTACGTTCGCCAAGACAAGGGGAACAAACTGCTTCATAGTTTCGCTTTGGCCTCCAACAATCGGGTCTTGTAGCCAAGTCATTTTGAACTCTACGTGAGACTTGTGATCTTGACCCGGGAACGCCTTGATTGGCTTGCCTTCGTTGACAGCCATGATGTCTTCAAGCGGGCTAAGAGGCGCTGCTTGGACTTCAGGAGTCATGAACGAGTCAATGTTTTCGTCACCCAAAGCTAGGTAGAAGTTTCGGTAAACCTGCTTCAGATTGTGAATGTTGGGTGCTTGGAGTGCTGCCTGAAGCTTCGTCTGGGCAAGACTAAGCCGATGGGCGTTGCTGGTTACGTTAGGGTCGCTGACGGGAAGGACATCAACCACCTTCGGATCGAAGTCCGATTTGAAGACGGTACGTTCACCACCAGACACGTCGTAGGGATATTCCTCTGGCATGTAGTCAAAGTTGACTCGTGCAAGCAGCTTGAGATCTTGTTCTTGGCTGTAATGGCATCGCTTGTGGATGGCACTGAACAGCTTCATGGACGCTTCCAGAAGAGCTACAGTGGTACCTACAGGCCCGTAGTTAGTCGAGTCGTTGACTACCTGCTCGGTAGAGTCTGCGAAGTTCCCAGCCCGTCCGTCGAGCCACTGGAACAGCATGGACAGAACCTGAGACGGTTCTTTGTACGGCAAGGGGAACAGGGCCTTGCTGATGTCCTGAATAGGAGATTCGGTCTCCCGCCATTCGCCGGGGGCAATGGGAGAGTTATCTCCGGTGATCCGAAGCCCTTTGAGCTTCAAACCGCCTTGGAGGTTAGCAAACTGTCCTGCGTCCACAAGGGAGCGCATGATGCTTGTCAGGGTGACTTGGAAGTTCCCCAGAAGGTGGAACAAGCCCGCACCGTAAAAGCCAAAGCTTGGGACGTACAGATAATGACTGAACCAGATGATCTTCTTGCGCAGCTTGTCGCCTTCGTCCCAATTGCGGCGGATCGAAAGGATTTCTCCCGTTTCGCGGACAAACGTGACGATGTACGGATCGGTAAAGCCAGACTGCCCAAAGGGGCTCGGTAGGGCAAGGAAGCAATGCTGTTCGACAAGGGAGAACTCTTTGTTGAACAGACCGTCAACGTGGGACATACCCGAAGCGCGGTTGGAGGCTTCGTGGACGTTGTCAATCACGATGGACGTAGCGCCACCGACGTTGAAGTCACCAGAGACATCCTCTGGCTGCTCCAGTACCTTGCCGCGCCATTCCTTTGGCTCTACGTACTCGTTGTTGATGATCTTGTTGCGCAGTTCTGCACCAGACATGATGGGCAGGATTTCCGAGTACCTGCGTGCCTTTTCCAGCGACCTCTGGTTGTTGTTGATGACAAAGTCGTTGGCTGGGATGAAGCAAGACACAGGACGGTTCAGGTTGAAGTCCCAGTAGGTCTTCTTGAAGGCTGAACCATAGAGCGGAAGATGGAACAAAAGCTTTTCCATGTCCGGGTAGTACTCAGTCATCTGCTTCGTGATCTGGTAGTTCATGAACTCTTTGACCCGGTTTGCCTTCATCAGCTTGGGGTCTGTCTGTGCGCCCATGACTTCGGTACGCACGGGTCCGGTGGCGGGTAGGAGTTCGGCTGTCGCTTTGGACTGGAACTTGACCGCAGCTTCAAGGATAAGCGGGTGTACGGCCATGCAAGCCCCATCAAAGGGTGCATCCCCGTCATCCGAATCCATGATGTTCATGCCAAGGTTTTCAATTCCCTTCTGGATCGTGGCTTCCCATTCCGCCCGGGACTCCTTGTCCTTGTCGAACCACATCTTGCACTGCTGACCAATGCGCAGGAGAACCTTCTCGTCAAGCTGCTCGGCAATGTTTTCGAAATGCTCGTACTCTTCGTCTTCCAAATCATCGGGCTCTTCGGGGACCTCCCCCGGCATAGCGCCTAGGGTGAACTCAATGGGGGCTTGCGCAGGGGTTTTAGAAGGAAGTCCCATAGGAGGAACATTCAGAGCTAGGTTACGTTCAATAGGCATTTAGTACTCCAAAGCAGATCAGGCTGCTGCATTCCAGTAAGACTTTCTGCGCTTAGAACGATCTTCGTCCTCATCGTCCAAATCCTCACTCATGTGATTCGGATTGCTTAAAGCCATTACGTTAGACCTCAAATGAATGATTGCTTGAGTCATGGTATCTACCAAGTCGTCACTTGAACCGAATGGGAATTCCAAGGCATCACGCATAATCATTGTTGTAAAGCTTTGTGACTCAGGTACCCAAATGCGACCATTCCTGAAGTACGGAGTTACTTGGTGTGCCCTCATCTCTTTGTCGCCCCACTTCTGGGGTTCAAAAGGCACAACCGGGTAACCCATTAACTGTAGTTCCGGAATCAGTGATTGGCCCGAAGCCTTGTTTTCTACCAAAATTATATCAGGCTTGTAATACTCGTGCATCTCAATTACTTGTTTGAGCAGCTCTGGGTACTCCCAACGGTTCTTGTCACACTCAATCAAGATCATGTGCGGCACCCAGTGTTCTTTACCTTTGGCGGTCAGATTGCGCTCGTAGAACACCCCCCAGACCGAATAGGCAGAATAGTCAGCACTTGTTTTGGAGCTATAGGCCGTGTCGAGGGAGAGCACGATGTACTCAATTTCGGGAGGTTTGTTAGCCCTCCAAAGGTTAAAGTCTGACTCTTTGAAGATGCTGCCCTCCTCCGGAACAGGCTCTTGCATGTAAAGGGCTGACCATTTGGCTGCGGTCATGGAGGGGTCATCCCGCCTTTCCTGAAGGAACTCAAGGGTCTGGAACTCAGGCCAGAAGGCTCCTTTCTCGGGGAGTCCTAGGAGCTTGGACGCCTTGGTATCTAGGATGGCTGGAATCTTTACGATACGCCACGGACGCTTTGTCTTGGAGTCGTTGACCTCTAGGTAGCCTGAAAGGTCTTCGTTGTGCCAGCGGGTGTTTACGATAATCTCAGACCCGTTGGGCAGGAGTCGGGTACGCAAGCCCGGAACGTACCAATGGTTGATCTTGCGCCTTTCCACGGGCGAGTAAGCTGTCTGTTCGGACACCACGTCGTCACAGATGGAAATGTGGGCACGACGGCCAGCAATCTGGGTACCGACACCCGCCCCGTAGTACTTGCCCCCAGTGGTCAATTCCCACCGTCCAGCAGCACGAGAGTCACTCTTGATCACGATGTCCGGGAATACTCTTAGGTACTCTTCGGTACGCATAAGGTCTCTAATGGGGCGACCTGCGTTGTCTTCCACGAACTGTGTACCGTGGCCGATATGCAGGATATTCCATTTAGGATGCTTGCCCAAGCACCAAGCTACGAACAAATTGATTAGCTTGGATTTCATAGCACCGGGAGGACAAAATACCATCAACCTCTCTCTAGTGCCCTTCACTGTAGCTTCTTCTACCTTCTGAAGTTCGTTACTGATCAGCTCAATATGTTTGCCGTCAATGAACCCTTCTGGGAGAGTGTAGGGAGCCATATACCTGACAAACATGTAGAAGTTCTTACGGGCAAAGTTCAAGATTCTTTTCGCTAAGAACTCTTGAAGGAACTCTTTTGTGTCATCAGAGTCAGGCAGTTCGTTGATCTTGCTAATGATCTTTTTGTACAGTTCATCAAATTCCTTATAGGTCAGGTTATCTGAGCCCTTCCCAGCCAGAACTTTTGTCAAGACAAGATCAGACGAAAGCCCGATATCTACCTTGGCTACGTCGTTCTCTCGTTGTAATTCCTTGGGGTCTACGGGTAAAGTAGGTCCCGGAGTATCCAAGAAACCCAACAAACCCTCTATGGCTTTTTCTTTATCAGACTCATTATTCAAGACAAAAGATCCTTCTTCACGAAATATTACAGACCTGTAACAATTATCAATTCTCTTATTCTCACAAAGAATTGATCAAGAAATTACCCAAACTGGGTAGAAAGAGAAGACAAAAAAGTGTATAATCGTACCTAGTTATAACCAAGGGGGAGTTCGAAAGATACCAACGAGGCTTGGACATATAATAGTAGTTGAATGGATATAGGGTTTGATCAGGCCGGGTGCACCATAGATATGGTATGTAACTCTGGTACATAGTACAACTATTAGATCCCCGTAGTTACCTCCCGAGGATGGATATGACCTTAGCTAACGCTTCATCCTTCTCTTCACTTGACTCCGTTGGTTTACTCCCACCGCGAGAGTCTTTCTCAAGCTGTTCTCCCACCGCATTCTTCTTTTGAGGCCCGTTGGCCTTGTCAATCTCCTTCTGAAGAAGCTCACAAGCCTTGATGGCAGCAGCGTAGTTCTTCTCATTGAGGGCGTGGTTGTAGACTTCCCTGATCTTTGTGATCACTTCGATGGTATCTAGGCCTACGGCCTCAATCCGCTTCTTCATGGCAATGGCAATGGCCTGCTGAACCTTCGGATTCTTCAGCATCGTGTAGCCAACGATCTCAGGATTAGCTGATTTGCTTCCCGCCATGCGCGCTGCTTGGGCTGCGCTAGCCGTTTTCACGTAAGCTTCGACAAACCTGATCTGCATGGAGGTCATGCTTGTCAGCAACTCCCTCAGAACCTTGTACTCTTTCTGCTCGTCACGGGTAAGCAGCTTCAGCTCCTCCTTGTCAACAGCAATTTGGACTGCGTTGTGTGGCTCGTTGGTGTCGTCGGTCATATAAATAACTTCTCCTATAGGTAATTTGTACTGGTTGGTACTGAATTGGGGCTAGTTTAGAGCCCTTCTAAACAATTATACGTAGTGGTGATATGAAATACCCCCGTTTTCTCCTTGATTTTTATAGGGGGGTGTGATTTCTAGGTAAAAACAAGGGGGTACCTTCGAAATACCGCACTAATTAAGGATTTTGGAGGGGGGGTCAACTAACCCCCAAGGGACTCCGCCCTGTTTTCCCCCCTCCCGGGGTCACCTGGGCAACCCCTCGGGGGCTAGTGTGAACTGACTAGTAGCAGCCTGTAAGTAGTAGCAGGTTCACACTACCGAAAGACCCTACCCAGGCAAGGGGGCTTTGCCTTAACCATACGGTGTGTAGGGGAATGGGGGGAGGGTGCACCCCCGGACAGGGGAAGCCCCTACTCGCAGCATGGGAATTATCCCGGAGGCAGCATGTCTCCACTGCGACACTTTGTCACATAGACAGTACGGCTCAGTATTGATCAAGAACATTGTGTGAACTGTCAGTAGTGTGGAGTTATCTGTAGTATCCCCTTGCCCCTCAGAGGGGGGCAGGGCAGGCGGAACGGGGGCAAGGTCCCAGCGTGACGGGGGAGACAGGGGGCACTGGCAGGCCTTCCCTGAGCCTCTGGCACTAGCGATAACTCCACACTAGTGCACCCCCTCTGGGTTGGAACAATACCTGAACAATACAGGTTCCCGTAACCTATCACCCTGCCCCCTGCCACATGA